GAGAGGCCGGTCCAGACCACCTGGCCGCTCGATGATGCTGCCTGACCGGCTACTGACTACTGATTACAGCCGATCGGCCGTAATCGGTAGTCATGGCTGTGCCGGGGGACTATTGCCGCAGATCTGCGGCAACAGCCCAGAGTGGCTATGCGGGCCGATCGGCCTACATAGCCCACCGACCAAGGAAGCTGTCCGCGCCGATCGGCGCGGACAACCCACCAAGTCCGGAATGTCGAGCGCAGATCTGCGCTCCACGTCCCCCGGCTCGCGTAGCGTGGCCCTACGTATAGCCATCGGCTATCATGTGCCCATGAGCTACGCACGCAGACGCATAGACCCAGTGAAGCTGCGTGCGTTGCGCAAGGCCGCCGGACTCAGCACCACCCAGCTGGCCTCGCGAGTGGATGTCTCTGAGATCACCGTCCGGACCTGGGAGTCGGGTAAGTACAACCCCAGCGAAGAACGCATGATCAAGTTGGCCAACGTGTTCGGGTGCCACGTATGGGACTTCACCATCAAGATCTGCACCGCGTGCGGGCAACCGTGGCCGGAGGCCGAGAAGTCATGAGATGCACCCGTGGGCTGTGTTCCGAAAAGCAGTTCCGTAACTGGCTCTGCCTGGCGCACTACCTGGCAGACGAGCAGCGCAAGCGCATCCTCACCGACGAGCAGCGCAAGCGCCGACTCAAGCTCCACAACAAGGGCCGATGATCGTGGATGGAAAACTTTCCATGTGGATCAGGGCCCACCACGAGACCCTGATCACCATGGGGCAGGCCCTATCGATGTGCTACGTAATGTGGTGTCTGATCAGGGGGTAAGGCCATGAGCGAATCATCTAATGAGCTTGCTATACCTGCCCGTAGAAGGTTCCCGCGCCCACTCGAACAAGGCCACATCCGGTGGAAGCTGATCAGGGAACTGGGCCAGCAAGAACTGACCGTCACAGAGCTGGCCGCCCGATATGACGTCACCCCCGGAGCCATCAGCCAGTTCCGTGACCGGCACCAGGCCGAGGTGGACGCGGTCAAGGCCGACATAGAGAACGAGTTCGCCGGGCTGTGGATCGCCAGCAAATCCGCTCGGCTGGCCGAGTACGCCGCAGACGTCGAGCTGATCAACGAAGCGATCCGGACCACCGTCGAGGCCGAGCTGAGCCCCGCCGCCGTGGCCGAGCTGGAAGAAGCGGGCATCGACGTCGGCAAGATCGACGCGGCACTCATGGCCGCCAAACACCGCGCGCTGCGGTCGGTCGCCGAAGAACTTGGTCACCTGCCGACCAAGGTTCAGATGCAAGTGGATCAGGTCACTCGGGTCCACTACACCGTGGCAGGAATGGACCCAGAGGATCTGCGATGAACTTCGTGGCCCGGCTGGTGGACGCCATCAATTGCAGTGATGACTTTGTGGCCGAGATTACCGAACCCGCACTTCAGGGCTTCGTCTGCATAGATGTGGGCGACACTGAAACTGGTGAGTGGCGGCACGTCACCATCGAAGTCACCCCCACAATCTCGGAGGCAGCATGAGCACGTGGCTACAGAAGCAGACCGCAGCACTCACTGCGCAGCGGTCCGAAGTCGACCCCCACCCGAAGATCCGGACGCTGCTTGAGTCCATGGGGTTCAACGGCCCGAAGGGCAACCAGGGCCGCAGCGACATCGCGACCCTCGGCAAGATCAGCCGCGTCGCGGACAAGGCACTGGCCGGGCGTGGCAGCAACAAGGCCGCCGCGCTCGCGGAGATCCGGGCTCTACTAGAAGGCTGATCAATGGCGATGACCAAGTACGAGCTGACGGCCCGCATCATCGAAACGCGGCCCAGGTACGGGCCGGCGATTTCGGTCGTGGCCCCCGTCGACCCGGCCGCCCCGGACGGCCCGGCTCTGCTGACGAGTCCTCGGGTCGCCATGGAGCTGAACGAGGTCATCGGCACCCAGCACGTCTACCACCAGTTGGCCGACGTGGCCGTCAACGTGTGCGTGTGCGGTAAGTGGCCGATGCACCACGTCCACGTTGGCGAGTCCCGTAGCACATGCTGGTGCGATAAGTGCCGTCAGGAGGTGAGCCATGCCGGTGCTAGTGCGTAAGTACATCCCACGGGGCGCGGCGGCCGAGCTGCTGCGCCTCCGTAGTTCGGAGGTACTTGTCTCTGGCCCGGCCTTATGCCGGTACCGGCAAGAGCCGCGCGTGCCTGGAGAAGCTGCTGCATGTGGCGCTGCTCAACCCCGGTATGCGCGGACTGATCGTCCGCAAGACGCTGTCCTCGCTCGGCTCCACAGCGCTGGTCACGTGGCGCGAGCACGTGGCCAAGGAAGCGATCAGAGCCGGGGACTGTGAGTTCTACGGCGGCTCGCCACAAGAGAGCCCGCAGTACCGGTTCACCAACGGCAGCTCGATCGTCATCGGCGGCATGGACAAGGCCAGCCGGATCATGTCCTCGGAGTACGACATGGTCTATGTGCAAGAGGCCACCGAGCTGACCGAGGACGACTGGGAAGCACTGCTGACCCGGCTGCGGCACGGCAAGGTTTCTTTCCAGCAGATCATCGCGGACTGTAACCCGCACATGCCCACGCACTGGCTGCACGACCGAGCCGACAAGGGCACCACGGTGCTGCTCGAATCGCGGCACGAGGACAACCCGCTCTACTTCGATGATGACGGCCAGATGACCCCGGCCGGGCACGCGTACATCGAAGGCAAGCTCGACAAGCTGACCGGTGTCAGGTATCTGCGGCTGCGCAAAGGCTTGTGGGTCGCCGCCGAGGGCTTGGTGTATGAGAACTGGGATCCGGCGATCCACCTGATCGACTGGTTCCGGCCGCCGGACGAGTGGCCGCGATACTGGGCGGTCGACTTCGGCTACACCCACCCGTTCGTGTGCCAGCACTGGTGTGAGGATCCGGACGGGCGGCTGATCCTTTACCGGGAGTTCTACCGGACCCGGCGCACCGTGGACCAGCACGCCGAGGACATCCTTGCCGAGGTGACCGAGCCGGTGCCGGACGTGGAGCAGATCGAGGGCCTGCCGATCAACGACGCGGTCAACCAGGGACGTCGCCGGTGGACCGAGCCGAGGCCGCGAGCGCTCATCTGTGATCACGACGCTGAGGGCAGAGCCCAGCTGCACAAGCACCTCGGCATGTCCACCACCCCGGCTAAGAAGGCGATCACGGAAGGTGTGCAAGCTGTGGATGTCCGGCTGCGCAAGGCCGGAGACGGCAAGCCCCGGATGATGATCATGCGTGACTCGCTGGTCCGGGTGGACGAGAACCAGCGCGAGGCCAAGAAACCCACGTGCTTCGTGGACGAGATCGTTGGCTACATCTGGGCCAAGGGCGCTGACGACAAGGCCAAAGAGCTGCCGCGCAAAGAGGAAGACGACGCGATGGACACGGCCAGATATCTGGCCGCCTATCGGGATCTGCGCTCGCGGCCCAACGTTCGCTGGATTCAGTAAGCCCCGCCATTTCGTGACGCCATGTCATGAATGATGCCTTGGGTGCCACATGTGACGATCTGTGACGTACGCTGTGCCATGACTACCTCTTGACTCAGGGGTTGACATGGCAGTTCAAACCGCGCCGGTCGGGGCACCCCGATTTCCTTGGCGTCGTATCCGGCAGGTCACTGCCGCAGTTCTGACTGCCCTCGCCGCCGGGTTCGCCAAGAGCCGCCCCCATGCCATTTCTGTTAAGCAGGCGATTACCGACCACGGGCTGACTGTTATCGGGCTCGGCTGCATTGACACCGGGGTCTTCACCGCCAACACCGTGGCCGGGTGGATCGTCACAGGGCTGACGGTGCTCGCGCTCGAATACAAGGCGTCGGAGTGAAAAGCCTCATCCGGAAACTCCGGAACGCGGGCACCCCGCCAGTCCCCTATTCAGCACCCGGCCGGTACAACGTGCCGATCCTCGGAGCCACCGAGCAAGAGACGTTCATGCGGACGTACGGCTCATCGGGGACCGTCTTCTCCATCGTCAATCTGCTGGCCACTTCGGTGGCCGCGCCGGAATGGAAGCTCTACCGCAAGCCTCCCGTGGACGGCCGGGTCAAGTACACCGCCGGTAAGCACGGCGACGACATGCGCGTGGAAGTGGTCAGGCACCAAGCCTTGTCGGTGTGGTCCAAGCCCAACGACTTCTACACCAGGCACCTGTTCATGGAGACATGCCAGCAGCACCTTGAACTGACCGGCGAATGCTGGTGGATCGTTGAGCGGGATAGCCGGGCGACATTCCCCACCGGTCTCTGGCCGGTCCGGCCCGACCGGATGACCCCCGTCCCGAGCCCGGACAAGTTCCTGGCTGGCTACATCTACACCGGCCCCAGCGGCGAACGCGTCCCGCTCAACCTGGACGAAGTGATCCAGATCAAGTACCCCAACCCGCTGGACCCGTACCGGGGCATGGGCCCGGTGCAATCCATCCTGGTGGACATCGACGCCATGCGGTACGGCGCGGAGTGGAACCGGAACTTCTTCCTCAACAGCGCCGAGCCCGGCGGGATCATCAAAGTCTCCGACGAGCTGGACGACCCAGCATGGGACCGGCTGCTCAAGAGGTGGGGAGAGTCCCACCAGGGCGTGGCCCGAGCCCACCGGGTGGCCGTCCTCGAAGGCGGAGCCGAGTGGCAGGACCGCGCCTACTCCATGCGGGACATGCAGTTCTCCGAGCTGCGCAACGTCAGCCGCGACGTCATCCGCGAGGCGTGGGGAATCCACAAGTCGATGCTCGGCAACGCCGACGACGTCAACCGCGCCAACGCCCAGACCGCCGAGGAAGTGTTCGGCCGGTGGAAGATCGTGCCCCGGCTGGACCGCACCAGGTCCGCACTCAACGAGGTCTTCCTTCCCATGTTCGGGTCCACCGGCGAAGGCGTCGAGTTCGACTACGTCAACCCGACCCCCGAAGACCAGGAGTCCGAGAACGCGGAGCTGACCGCCAAGAGCAACGCGGTCGCCACGCTGGTCAACGCCGGGTTCGACCCGGCCGACGCGTGCGAGGTCGTCGGGTTCCCGACCATGAAGCTGGTCAAATCGCCGGCCCAGCCACCGGCACCCCAAGCACCGGTTCCGGCGGCGTCCACCCCGCCGGGGCCGGATCAGACCGCTCAGCTTGACCGTCTCATGGAGATCATGCGCAACGAGCTGCCGCCACTCAACGGGCACAGGAAGGCAGGCGCACGGTGATGCGCGACATGGACCGCTACCGCAGCACTGGCCGGATCATGAACGTCCAGCAAGGGCGGGCAAGCTGGTACTCGATCAAGAACCTCGGTGCCACCGACGAGATCAGCATCTACGACGAGATCGGCTACTTCGGCGTCACGGCCCAGGCGTTCATAGACGACCTGAACAAGCTCACGGCCAACCGCCTGACGCTGAGGCTGTCCACCCCCGGCGGTGAGGTGTTCGACGGCATCGCGATCTACAACGCGTTGATCGCTCACCCTGCCACGGTCGACGTCCACGTGGACGCGCTGGCCGCGAGTATCGGCAGCGTCATCGCGATGGCCGGGGACACCGTCACCATGGCGGCAACCGCCACGATGATGATCCACGACGGGTTCGGGTTGTGCGTCGGCAACGCGGCCGACATGCAGGAGATGGCCGCTCTGCTCGACAAGACGAGCAACAACATCGCCAGCATCTACGCGGCCCGTACCGGCGTGGACGCCGAGCAGTGGCGGGCGGCCATGCGTGCCGAGACCTGGTATTCGGCTGACGAAGCGGTCGCCGCCAAGCTGGCCGACTCGGTCACCCCGCGCAAGGGTCCGCCCGTAGCGGACACCACCCCATTCGTCCCGGCCGCCAAGGCCGGGGGAGCGCCGACAGATGAGGCGCAGCAAGACGGCAAGACGGATCCCAACCCATTTACCTGGGACCCGGACATCTTCCGTGAGGCCATGAAAGGGGCACTCTCGTGACCAAGGTCGTAATCCCCACTGCCCCTGCCGAGCTGGAGGAAATGCTCGGGAACCCGGAGCAGATGCAGAACGTGCTCACCGACAAGGGGCTGTTCAAGGACTTCATCACCAACTACGCGGCCGGTATCCAGAACAAGGACGCCACGCTTGCCGCCCAGGTGAAGGAGCAGACCCAGGAGATCCTCGGTGAGTGGCTGAAGGACAACAAGATCCAGAACAGCGTCCCGGTCGACTACTCGTCCGGTACCCCGCGAGTCGGCGGGGACCTGAAGCGGGTGGCCAGGGGACGCGGTGCCGCGCACAACAAGGCGGCCCCCGGCTCCGCGCTGGACGCCACGTTCAACGACTCCTCGGAGTTCTTCCAGGCCATCTGGCCGAAGGCGAAGACGCTCCGCAACG